CGAGTTGGCTAGGTTAATTGGAATTCGTCCGTACAATGCTATTGCGTTCTCTGGGCCTATCGCTGTTTTTGTCAGTGTGTTTCTCATCTATCCTCTCGGACAGTCCAGTTGGTTCTTTGCGCCCTCGTTTGGTGTTGCAGCGATATTTAGATTCCTACTCTTCCTACAGGGCTTCCATAACTGGACGCTCAACCCATTCCATATGATGGGTGTTGCAGGTATCCTGGGAGGAGCACTGCTGTCAGCAATCCACGGTGTCACTGTGGAGAACACTCTGTATGAAGATGGTGATCAAGCAAACACTTTCAAAGCATTCGATTCCACACAAGAGGAAGAGACTTATTCAATGGTTACAGCAAACCGTTTCTGGTCTCAAATCTTTGGCATTGCATTTAGTAATAAGAGGTGGTTGCATTTCTTTATGCTCTTTGTTCCTGTTATGGGTCTGTGGACAAGTTCCATCGGTATTATTGGTCTTGCTCTCAACCTTCGTGCTTATGACTTTGTATCCCAAGAGATCAGAGCAGCAGAAGATCCAGAGTTCGAGACGTTCTACACAAAGAACATCCTATTGAATGAAGGTCTACGTGCATGGTTGGCACCAGTCGATCAACCGCATGAAAACTTTGTATTTCCTGAAGAGGTATTGCCAAGAGGCAACGCTCTGTGATATACTAGGGGTCTTCGGACCCCTTTTTTAATGTCTTACGATCTGATCAAACCAAACGATCCTAGGTACTTCAAGCAGACCTGTGACAAACCATACGACAGGCATCACTACAGGATTGTGTTCACCAATGGTCAGTCAGAACTGTATGAGGACTGGCAGGTAGCACACGCACGGTGGTTCCAGTGTCCTAGTCAGTTCCTATCGCATATGGATGTGGTTGATCCCAAGAAAAAGAAAAGCAAAGGAGGTTTTGCGTGATTGATTATGGAAAGATGGAGTTGTTTCCAACTCCTGTATACACCGCGATGATTCCTGACTTTGATGAGTATAGGAATGACATCATTGACTACACCAAGCAGTACAAGGATAAGTATGAAACTGTACAGGTGAGTAACGTGGGTGGGTATCAGTCGTCATCTGATATTCACCAAGACCCCGACTTTCGTTCTATTTGTGATAGGATTTGGGAGACTGTACTCTTACCAGGATGTGACTTAATGTCAGATGCATTTGCAGAACGTGGATTCCAAGGCACCAAGTTTGGTCTTCACAATCTCTGGTTCAACTCCAACCCAAACGGTGCTTGGAACATGCCACACACTCATCCACACGCCTTCTTTTCTGGTGTCCTTTGGGTCAAGGCATCAGAAGGATCAGGTGAACTGGTGTTGCATTCTCCCCAGGGACATGCACTTTATGGACTGCACCACAATGTCTGGGGCATCCCACCTGAAGAGGGTAGAGTGGTGTTGTTCCCATCTAACCTGCAACACAATGTGAACAGCAACACAACAGAGGATGAAAGAATCTCTCTGTCATTCAACCTTTCAATTGACATCCCATGAAGATTCAAATTTTCACTATCCCTGGTTGTAGTTACTGTGACAAGGTGAAAGTCCTAATGAAACGTGCCAACCTAGAGTACAATTCCTACGTGGTTGGACAGGACATCAGCAGGGAGACAATGGTCACGAAATACCCCTTGGCAAAAGGGTATCCGTATGTTATTATAGATGGTGAAGCAATCGGAGGACTCCACCAGACAGCAAAGTTTTTGATCGACAAAGGACTCGTAAGCTCAAAGAGAAAATGACTGAACCCGAGATAAATAAAGGTGTGGAGTTAATGCTTCGGAGGAGGACGAAGGAACCCCCAGGTAAGGGGATCAGGATCAAACACACTTTATCGCTCCTCGGCAAAGTATTTCAATTAAGATTTGAATTTACCTGGAAGGAGGAGACATCTACCTAATAGGAGAAAGACCATGACTACTGCAGTTATCCTCACATTTTCATCAATCTTGATGGTGTTATTCATGATTGTTGGTACACTGATTGGATGGACAGCAAACGATTTTCTCTATGCATACATGAACACAAGAAGTAATTTACCACAGCACCCAGAAATGTATGACGAAGATGGTATGGTTGTTAACGAAGAACTTTTATCTGTACGTTTCGTAGACGAGGAGGACCCTGAAGAGGATGGTTATTATTGATATGAATCAGGTTATGATTAGTAACCTGATGGCACAGATCAAACAAAGTGAACTGAACGAAAAACTGGTGAGGCATATGGTCCTTACCAGTCTTCGTTCTTATGAGAGACAATACACCGAAGAATATGGTGAAGTTGTTCTCGCATACGATAGCAGACACTACTGGCGTAAGGACATCTTTCCTTTCTACAAAGCAAGTAGAAAGAAAGCAAGAGCAGAATCATCTCACAACTGGACAGCAATCTTTGAAGTCCTAAACAAGATCAGAGATGAGATCAGAGAATACTTTCCTTACAAAGTAGTAGAAGTCCATGGTGCTGAAGCAGATGATGTAATCTCTACACTCTGTAAGAACAAAGAACCACTGGACAAGATTCTTATTCTATCTGGGGATAAGGATTTCATTCAATTGCAGAAATACCCAGGCATTACACAGTACAATCCAATCACGAAAAGACCTGTAGCACACGATGATCCTTGGCAATATATCAAGGAGCATGTGATGCGTGGTGACAAGTCAGATGGTATCCCTAACTTCCTGTCAGATGATGACACATTTGTTGCAGGAGTCAGGCAGAAACCTATCAGTCAAAAGAAGGTAGCGAAGTGGGTCACACAAGAACCATCACAGTTCTGTGACAACACACAGCAACTTGCGAACTATCATCGCAACCGTAACCTGATTGATTTTGATTGTGTTCCTGAAGAGATCGAGCAGAAAATTCTCGATGAATATAACTCGATAAATATCAGTGGAAAGAAAGTTCCTTTGGAATACTTCAAGGAACATCAACTGAATGATCTGTTGCAGGAATTCTTTTTTCGTAGTTCATCACCATTTACAAAATGAATTTGCTTATTAATGAAGTGCTCCAGAAAGTGAGCAATGCGAAGACCAAGGCAGAGAAGAAGAAGTTGCTATTGCAATACAATACTAATGCCCTTCGTGCTCTCTTGATTGCAAACTTTGACGAGAGCATCGTCAGCATGCTGCCACCAGGAGAGGTCCCCTACACCGTCAACGATGCCCCTGAAGGGACGGAACACTCGGTCCTGGAGAAAGAGTACCGAAAGCTGTATCTCTTCTTCAAGGGCGGTAGCAGCACCCTTAAACAGTCCCGACGTGAGGAACTGTTCATCCAGATGCTAGAGGGTCTGACTGCTGGTGAAGCAGAGGTTCTGACTCTGGTCAAGGATAAGAAACTGGGTAAGCGTTGGAAGATCACCAAAGCAGTGGTGTCCGAGGCATTCCCTCACATTCAATGGGGGAATCGCGGCTGATGGGAAAAGGAATCAAGATGCTGCATCAGGAATGTGATCCTACCCTTTGCCAGGATCGCAGTCTTCCATACTCTGCTTACATGGTAGAGTATTCTCAAGATGGTATCACCAAGTTTGATATCGTAACTGCTCCTGGACGTGTGGATATCTTTGATCACTACTGGGACATGTATGGTAAAGACTTTGTTACCATGACACAGACAGAGGGGAGAGCCAACCCCAAACTTTGGGTGGACCCTAACGAACCACCAAAGAATAAAAAATAGTTAAATGTAACAGTCGATACATTTGACAAATGCTATATAGTAGTGCTATACTATAGCAATCGTTCATCTTATGATCAGTATCCTACTGGCATTGACCCTTGCCCATCATCAAGACGGTTCCCCCTACGGGTGGCACATGTCATGTGAAAGGTTCCTCCAACGTCGTGTGGAAATTCAGATGGATCCCAACCTAGACCAACGGTCGAAGTGGGCTTTAATTGGATATCTCAAGACAAAAGTGGAAGGTCAGTGCGAAGGATCTTATACATAAGACGCAAGTAAGTCGCGGAACGGAGCGTTCATCCCATGATACCAGAATTACTTCTGTATACAACTCTATCATGCCAGCAAACCGATGCTATCATGTTGAGGATTCGGGCAAACAAATACATCGACGATGTATTGAAGATCGAGTTGGTTGATACCGTAAAGGAATCAAACCCAGAATGTGATTGGTATTGGTCTGATCACGAATAGGTGGTTGGATTGGGACGCAAACGACTGAAGGAACGGGGATTAAACCACCCTAACTTCAGAGGACATACTCATGAACACCTTAACTCTCATCAAGAAGCAGATCCAGAAGGCAGCGGCACTTCACGACGCACAAATCACTCACACCTCTTACCGTGGTGTTGGGTACGATCAGCGTTGTGTAGAAAGCAAGGAAGCTCATGGCACATTCTGCTATCGCGGTCGCACCTACGTTAAGTGATCGACATGCAAGCACTACAATTAGTTGGAGTAACATCCCTAGGTTGTGCAGCATTCATCGCATTACTTTACGGTGAGATCCTCCTCCTACAAAAGATGTAGGGGGAAAGATGCTGAAGATCAGATTTGAATATGATCTTCCAGTCTATGATTCTGCTAAACACGATCCAGATAAAGTCTTTAGACTCTTGACTTATCGTGGTATAACATATGCCAAAATGGTTTATCTAAAATCACGAGGCACGTCCAGCTGGAAAGTGAATCAATAAAACTTAATACGTTTTCGTTAAGAGAGGTATCGTTACCTCTCTTTTTTTGTGGTAACACATCAAACAACTGTAATATCTACTACAATAGTCCTATATAATATAGCATTATCGGAGGTAGTCATGAACCAAACCCCCTCTCTATATTATTTGATCAGTCGAATTGGAGGTGGATATGCACACACTACTGTCACGAAATCAACTTGACGAATGGAGACATCTAGAAGACACACTTGATAATCTACAAACAGAAAATCAAAAACTAGATGACTACTATGAATGTCTAATTGAATGTGACGCGCTAAACCAGACACAATGTAAGAGAATCTGCAGAAGAATCTTAATGTAATACTTTCGGAGGGGTTGCAACCCCTCTTTTTTTATGCTACTATATAATTAAAGGGAGTACACATGGACAGAGAGAGATTAAAATTAATCCACAAGAATCTTAAGTCTTTGCTCAATGCTTTAGAAGCAGAGATCTATTCCGACCCCAATGCATACATCAAATCGGATCGCCATGATGTGTCAGCTGCTTATGCTAGATACGATGGAGACGATGATGGCTATGCAGACTAACCAATCTATGATATAATATGAAGAAGCTATCAAAGGTCAGGCGACTGAAGAAAGCAATGAAAAACATCAACACCATGACTTCTGAAGAAATTCAGACAGGGGTGAGTGATCTTTATGATGCAATGCTTGAACGAGCACTAATCAAAAACGAACAGAAACGAAAAGGATTTGGGTATGACATCAGTGAATCTCGTAAGCGTGACTCCCGAGGCGGAGCAGACGATGGGGTACGTAGCGAGGGTGAGCAATCCAGCGAACCAGGAGAACCCGAAGGTAGCGGGACTCCTTAAGTATTGCGTACAACATCAGCACTGGTCTGTCTTTGAACAGGCATACATGACGCTTGAGATAAATACAACACGCGGTGTAGCAGCTCAAGTGCTGCGTCACCGTTCGTTCACATTTCAAGAGTTTTCCCAACGCTATGCAGACTCATCTCTGCTAGGCGAGATCCCACTACCTGAATTGCGACGACAGGACACAAAGAATCGACAGAACTCTATTGATGATATCGATCCCTTTGTCCGTCAAGAGTTCCAGATCAAAATGCAACAGCACTTTGATGCAGGAATGAAACTCTACAAGCAAATGCTTGACGCATCAATTGCAAAGGAGTGTGCTCGTTTTGTACTACCCCTCGCCGTGCCAACAAAAATCTACATGACAGGCTCATGCAGATCATGGATCCATTATATCGATCTTCGCTCGGCACATGGTACACAGAAAGAACACATGGACATTGCAGAAGGTGCTCGCAAAATCTTTATTGAACAATTCCCTACAGTATCCGAGGCTTTAGAATGGCAATGACTGAACCAATCACAGTTGATGATTACAAAAATGTAAGTGATGAGTTCTTCGCGAAGTATAACTACGTTGTAGAACGACTTGGACCAGGACCCACAAAAGCAGAAGACGTGCTGAAAGTAATGGAGGCACTGACTGGTTGTGTGATGAAGGAACGAGTTAAAGAAAAGGTTGGACCATTTGGATTCAACAAGAAACCACAAGAGGAGGAAGAAGATGCCGACGTATCCAGTTAAGAACACCCAGACTGGGGAGACTAAAGAACTCCACATGTCTGTAAGAGAATACGATCAATGGAGACTGACCAATCCTGACTGGGATAAAGACTGGCAAGCAGGTGTTGCTGGTGTTGGTGAAGTCGGTGAGTGGAAACACAAGATGAGTAAAACTCATCCAGGATGGAACGATATCATGACTCGTGCATCCAAAATCAGAAATTCAACTATTGAGTGGTGACCCATGCCTAGAGCAAGAAAGCGTAATCAACCTGACATTAATGGTATGTCTACAAAGCAAATGAAAAGGAAGAAACCTGTCAATTCTTCCTATCTCCTACCAATTGAACCACTCACAGACAATCAAAGATTGATGTTTGATGAGTATGGTAAGGGGCAAAATATCTATGCTTATGGGTGTGCTGGTACAGGTAAAACATTTGTTGCGTTGTACCTTGCTCTCCGTGATGTATTAGATGAGGACACCCCATATGATAAAGTTTATATCGTTAGATCCTTGGTCGCTACGAGGGAGATCGGTTTCCTACCAGGAACCCATGAAGATAAAGCATCTTTGTATCAGATTCCTTACAAGAACATGGTAAAATACATGTTCGAGATGCCTGATGACAACAGCTTTGAAATGCTGTATGAAAATCTGAAGGCACAAGAAACTGTATCATTCTGGTCCACCTCATTCCTCCGTGGTACTACACTGGATAACTCCATTGTTATCATCGATGAATGTCAGAACTTAAACTTCCACGAACTTGATTCAATCATGACTCGCTGTGGTCAAGACACAAAGATCATGTTCTGTGGTGATGCTCGTCAGTCTGACTTGCAAAAAGCAAATGAGAAGTCAGGTATCATTGACTTCCAACGTATTCTTCAGGACATGGATGAGTTTTCTCTAGTCGAGTATGACATTGAAGACATCGTTCGTTCTGGTCTAGTCAAATCCTATCTCATTAGTAAAATTAACTTGGGTCTTTAATGAATATCTTTAATCATGTTGGTGATCTAACACCAGTTGAGATGGTAACTGAAACCATCGATGGTAAGCGATACTATGTCACCCCTACTGGTGGTAAGTATCCATCGATCACCACTGTGATTGGTAATAATTCAAAGAAACAAGCAGGTCTAGCTAAATGGAGGAGACGGGTAGGTGACAAGGCAGCGACAGCCAAATCTACTCGTGCTTCTGGTAGAGGTACACGCTACCATAAACTGGTTGAAGACTACATCAACAATGAACTTGATACCACAAAGTACAAGGACATGCCTCTTCCCTGGTGCATGTTTCATTCATCTCGTGAAGTTCTTGATCGTATAAATAGGGTATATCTACAAGAGGCGGCACTATACTCTGATTATTTACAAATTGCAGGAAGAGTTGACTGCATTGCAGAGTATGAGGGGGAACTTGCCATCATTGATTTCAAGACAGCGGAAGCACCGAAGAAGGAGCAATACCTTTACGACTATTTTGTACAAGAATGTGGCTACGCATGTATGCTGCAAGAAGTATATGGTTTGTCAGTAAAGAAGTTGGTTACTATTGTTGCTTGTGAAAATGGTGACACTCAAGTGAAAGTTATGCCGCCCAAGAAAGAATATCTTTTCAAATTACAAGAGTACATCCAAGAATACCAGGGAAAATATGCTAGACAAACTGGAGGATAAATTTATGACTACTGCAAAATTCTCTCAAGACATAGAGAAAATTGCATTTGATAATGCAATGAACTACATTGATGCAATCGTGTTTTACTGCGAGACTCATGACATTGAGATCGAATCAGTTCCTAAACTCATTAGCAAACCACTTAAGGAAAAACTTAAGTACGACGCACAGAAACTAAATTACATTAAGAAAACTAGTAGAGCTAAACTATTGTTGGTATGACTGATTTCTTTAAGTCGGAGATGGTCAAAGGTGACCTACAAGAACTTGCAACCATGCAAGAGTATTGTATGAGAGCAGCGATGACATTTCCTGCGTTATCTCCCGAAAGAAAACTAGAATATTTCGATGTGTTACAAGAGATGATCGTCAAGCAGAAGGTCTTCTATACTAGACTGAAGTTGTCTGATGATCCCGAGGCAATTGACATGGCAGACAGCATTAAACAAGCTGCTGTCATGTTTGGGGCGTCCGAAGACGAGGACGCTAACGTTGTCTTTGATGAGCTGGTCGAAAAGATCGAGGTCATGAGAGACACACTCAAGGCAGAAGGGTATTGACCCCGACTTCTGCCTGTGTTATAATACGATCGTGACGGGGGTCACATAAGCCACATCCTAACATCCAAAACATCCATGTCTAATTTCGCAGAACTTAAGCGCAAGTCCCAGAGCAACTTTGATTTCCTCCAGAAGGAACTTCAGAAGTCCACCAATGCAAACAGCAGCGGCGACGAGAGACTCTGGAAGCCCGCACTTGACGCTACTGGTAATGGTTACGCCGTCGTCCGTTTCCTGCCAGCACCCGAGGGTGAATCCCTCCCCTGGGCAAAGCTCTACAACCACGCCTTCCAAGGTCCTGGTGGTTGGTTGATCGACAACTGCCCCACCACTAAAGGTGAGCAGTGCCCTGTCTGTGCCGCCAACAACAAACTCTGGAACAGTGGAGTCGAGAGCGACAAGGAGATCGCTCGCAATCGCAAGCGTAAACTCTCCTACTACAGCAACATCTATGTCGTCAAGGATTCTGCTAATCCTGACAACGAAGGCAAGGTGTTCCTCTACAAGTATGGCAAGAAGATCCACGACAAGGTTCTTGCCGCAATGCAACCCGAGTTCGATGATGAAACCCCTGTCAATCCTTTTGACCTGTGGGAAGGTGCTAACTTCAAACTGAAGATCCGTACCATTGGTGGTTATTGGAACTACGATGCTTCCGAGTTCGCAGCACCTTCTGCATTGAGTGCTGATGATGACGAGATGGAACAACTCTGGAAGCAAGCATACAGTCTGGAAGCATTCACTACTGCCGATCAATTCAAAGCATATGATGAGATCGAGAGCCGTATGAATACTGTGCTCGGTGTCTCACGTCCTGTCCAACAGGCACAGTACGAGGAGGATGAGGATCCTATCCCTACCACTGGTGGGTTTAACGCTCCTGATATCACCCCCAAAGCACCAGCACCTACTGTCTCCACTGGTGAGTCAGACGATGACGATGCACTCTCATACTTCCAGCGACTCGCTGAAGAATGATAAGATTAACGGGGGGTCACACCCCCGTTTTTTTAAGCTTAACTGAAATGTAGTCTGAAGATTTGATGTACTTGTTTTTAGACTTAAACTCGTTGATAAATCCTGGAATCAAATCACCCTTCAGGATATAAATTTCTCTTTTCTTTTCGTTCTCTTTTATCTCATGCTCTAGTGCAGTCACTGCATATGATACAGAACTACCTGGCACCGTTACATTGGTAGACCCATCAAAGTATGTGAAAGAACTGTCGTAGAACTTCTTCGATACTTTTAGACCACCCTCTAGAGCAACAACTTTTTTCCTTTGATAACTTTCATCAGAGATCATTGTCTGATCAGTCTTTACTTCCCTGGTCTCGTAGTATAAAATCTCGGAGTAAGGATCATCATATTTCTTTTCAGCATACTTCCTCACAGTATACTCATCCATTGGCCAATCAAACAGAGGATTGACTAGGTTGTTTGTGATTGCAATGATCCAATCAAAGTTTGGATTGTCATAGAATTTTTCAGCAACATTGTCGAGGCGTTCTCCCTCTATGATTGCATACTTATTGTAGTACAATGCATAATCAAAAACATCATCGTTTAGTTTGTATCTTCTGAAGAAGTTCTTTGCAGTTACAAAATCTGATTCCGAGAAAGGATACTTTACTGGTTTGACATCGTATCTGATGTCTGGGATCATGTTGAATAGCATTAGAAGGTAGCCTCCCCGTCTTTGATTTCGTCTGCGAAGATGAGTTTGGTTTCTTTAAATGTTACTGCCATCTCTACAGCAACTGGCATGCCACCTGTGTATGCAGCCCAAGAACCATCTGCAGTGTGGGTGAGATCAACCTGCGTGATAGCACATGGTTTATACTGCGGCACATATGTATTCATGTTAGATCCAGTCATGAACTGAACCTGTACAATTTTAGGTACAGTCATTAGTGACCCAGCTTTTCCTAGATCTCCTATCAGTCCACCGCCTTTTCCATCTGAAGATTTGCCAACACTACCACCAAAAGTAGGAAGCATTGCTCTCTTAAATGTATTGTAGATGGAGCGAATAGTATTACCTTCATCTTCTGATCGTGCCATCATCTTGAATCTTAATTGAAACCCTCTCATTTCTGGAGCTTCATACATCAGTTCAATGTTAGGGTTTATGATTGTGCCACTAACACCTTGCATCAATTGGGTTACACTAACGTTAGTTCCCAGTCCTTTGTTCATTGCTGCAACAGCAGCCTTGTACCCTGCTATCTTCATAAATCCTTTGAAGTCTTCTCCAGCAGTCTTGAGAGATGCACCAAAATCTCCATCTGAACCAACATTTGTCATTGCACTCGCGATGGTTGAGAAGAACGCTCCGAACCCAGCGCCACCCCAGTTGGCACCATACTGTCCTTGAATATCTTGTGGCATGTACATGACGATTGGTGAGTATCCTTTCGCCTTGGTCATGTCTGTGATAGATCCAGAATACTGTTTGTATCTAGCACCTAGAGATGCCGCTTCGGATGTGGAGTCACCTTTATTGTTCGACACTCCTTTGAACGCTGGTGTGTAATCAAAGAAAGAGAATGAAACATAATCAGTCTCCTTTGTCATCGGAGAATAGGATGGATACTGCAGTATATTAGGACTGGATGTAGTAATTGAGGGACCAGCGGTTCCTGGTCCTATAGTAGTTACCTTTCCTAGTCCTGCTTGCCTTGCGTCTTCTGCAGCTTGTTCAAGTTTCCCTTGTTTTGTCTTTGCGTGTTTCTTATTCAGTGCTGCCTGCTCCTCGGCATTCTCTCGGAAGTTTGGCATTACGTCACCATCTCCTTGTCTGATTGTTTACCATAACCTTTGATGATTCGTTGTGCTTTGATACGATCATTGTACTTGGATTCAGTCTCTTCCCACACAAGTTCTCTATCGTATGGTAGTTTGCCTGTACCTCTAGTCATGATAAAGTCTTCGACAGGTAGGAAGATAGAAGTCTCCCACTCATCTATGGCAAGATCTAGGAACTTACTTTCGCAGTGATTATAAAGATATTTATGCACCAATGTGATGGGCATGTCAATCAAACCTTTCTCTAGTTTCTGTACGATCTTTACTCTTCTCTTTGGTTTGATGTAGTGAAGGTTGGCACCATAGAATCCCTCCTGGTCTTGCTTGATAACATAGACGAGTGGAAACTTATCATAGTATGGCAACCACTTTGACTTTGCTTTGTATTCAAAGAAGTATAGGTGACCCTCTCTTACTTTCAAGCGCAGTAGATTTTCATCCTGCACCTGGTCACGCTCATCTCTTTTCTCTTGTCGTATTAGTTTGGTTGGTGTTGCCTCGTATGTTGCGGCTAGTTGTTTTACTTTACCCTTGTACCAACCAAGAGACTTCTTGTCTCCACCTGTAGCATCACTAACTTTCTCAAAGATAGTAGTATAGTTATTGGTTCCGAATCCTTTAGCCTTTTTTCTTACCATTTTGTTTTATCCCTAGGTGATCTTCGGTGAGGATAATAAATTTCATCTGCCTGTCCTCACAGAAGTCCTCCGCCGCTTCCCATTTGGCGCGATTCTTTAGGTAAGTTAGAACTTCTCTCTTCCAAGCAGCTGTCTTTCGTTTTGGTTTCTCATTCGGTTTTTGTGTTTGTTTCTTTGGTTTCACTTCGACCAGATACTTTGCAATTATATTACCACGACCCCTGACTTTGATATAAAAGTCTGGATAGTATCTGTGTACTCTGCCATCAGTAGGACAACGATAAGGAATAATTACTTCCTCGCTACCCCACTCAATGATGTTTCCATTATGATCACAGAAGTCCATGAACTTACGCTCCCACAAACTGCGATAAATAATGTTAGTGGGATTGCCCTTGTACTTTCGTGGGTAGGCTGGTTTATATTTTCCAGAGTAAGGCATAATGTTTCCGCACACCTTCCGTATCTATTTAGATGACTAAATCCTTGCATAATTTTTTGGTAGAGATGTCTGCTTACGGCGGCATGTCTATGACTAATGGTTATGATGTAGACTTTGCCTTCCCCGAGTCAGCATCGGATTTGAAATCAGCACTTGCTGTTGTCTTCCCAGAGTATGAAAAAGATGAGGGAATTCTGCACATCATGTGTGAAGAGGCACAACTGCCAAACTTACAGGCAGCAACTGGACAGTTGCAGGGCAGATACTTGGGAGAGAATCAAGTTCACTATCCATACGCTAGATTTTTTAGTGACTTGTCACTGACATGGATGTGTGATGCTAACATGACTCCACTCAAATTTTTTAATGCTTGGACCAACTATATCTTTAATGGTTCTGGCAAGGAAGTAATTGTAGAGAAGAAAGGTGTCAGACTAAAAGATCTCAAGAAAGAATCCCCATTGGCAAGAGAACGTGAAGTGAGGATGCAATTCCCATCCAAATACATGGCACAACTGAAGATTACCAAGACTGAAAAGGGTCCTAGTGCTCCGAATGAAAGAGCATCGATGATGTATATTCTAGAGGACTGCTATCCATACTCTATTGATTCTGTTCCTCTATCCTATGGCACCTCGCAGATCACAAAGGTGACTGTCAACTTCTACTATGCCAAGCATACTATTGTACACAACAACCTGAAGGGATACATTGGTGGATCTGACTCTGGTGTCAGGAAAGCAATTGATCAGGCAGCACAATCTGCTCGTGATGCATTAGGGTTGAACTGAAATTGACCTTTCGGTTACCTGAATTCCGAAAAAAATTCCCCACCAAAAATTGACTCAAAAAGTCGCGCTAAATAAATATACGATTTGAACTCAAATATTCATGGCATTACCAAAACTTGGTGTACCACAGTATGAACTGAAGTTACCTTCTAGTGGAAAGACTATTAAATACAGACCATTTCTAGTAAAGGAAGAGAAAGTATTACTAGTAGCATTAGAGTCTGAAGATGAAAAACAGATCATCAATGCTGTCAAGAATGTTCTTAAAGCATGTGTGATCAGTAGGATTAAGGTAGATCAACTACCTTCTTTTGATCTGGAGTATCTATTTCTCAAGATTCGTGCCGCTGCTGTCGGTGAGATGATTGAGATGAAAGTTACGTGTAATGATGACAATACCACACCTGTAACTGCAAACATTAACATCGATGATGTTGAGGTGTTCAGACCAGAGGGACACACTAACAAAATTATGTTGACGGATACCACTGGTATTATCATGAACTATCCTAGTATGGATAGGTTTATTCAGTCGCAGTTTTTAGAGAAAGGTATTGAAACTGACGAGATCTTTAACTTTATTGCTGATCATGTCGATCAATTGTTTGATGGTGAGGAGGTGTATGATTCTTCTACGACAACCAAGAAAGAGTTTCGTGAGTTCGTTGAGTCACTGACTACCAAACAGTTTGAATCTATCCAAGAGTTTTATGAGTCAATGCCTCGTCTTACTCATACATTTACTGTTACTAATCCCAATACAGGTAACGAATGTGAGTATACGATTGAGGGATTACAAAGTTTTTTCGGATAGCGGTCTTCCATAATAGTTTGGAGGGCTATTACAAGACTAACTTTGCTTTCATGCAGTACCATAAATATAGCTTGACAGAGATCGAAAACATGATGCCTTGGGAGCGTGAAGTATACACATCCCTATTGATTAATCACATCAACGAGGAAAAGAAAAAACAAGAGGCATCTCGGAGTAGTTACTAGTGAATTTTAACATCGATCCACCATTTCATGTAATGGACCCCGACCAACCGTGGTATGGGAAGGGTCGTCCTGGTGGAACAGCACACACTAGTAACACTTGGAAGGAATTACACTGGAAACTCACAGGTAAGACAAAACCTGGTGGCGGTAGTTATACATCAACAGTTAAACTGTCTGATGCTGACGCTGATACTGTCATTGCAAACATGCAGAAAGATACCCGAGGGTATCCACAATTTAATGAGAGTGGTCTTGGGTTTACAGATTATTATGAGGCGCTAAAAGAATTCCAAACCTGGTTGGTTGATCAGTATTTAGAGCAACCATTTAGGGAACAAGTTGACAGGAAAATTGAAGAGGAAGCAACTAAAGCAAGAGTTGCTGAAATTCAAGAGAAGAAACTGCCTAAAGTAGAAGAGAAGCAAGAAAAGGCAGATGAAGTAGAAGAAAAGATAGACGATGAGGCGGAGGAGATAGTAAAGGATGCAGAAGAGGAGGTAAAAGAGAACCTAGAACCTGCAGTAGAGGTAGTTGAGCAAGCAGTACAAGAAGTTGTTCAGCAAAGAGACCAGGAGCAACCAGATCTATCTGACATTGTAGATCTACTGCCACCTGGCATGCTAGAGGCAGTGAACAAGTCTCTGGGTAGTGACTATCAAAAACCAGAGAAGAAAAAGAGAGAAGCGACTGGTAATGTCACTAACAACAGGATTTTAAAAACAGTTGTTCAAAATCTTCAGAAAATTCAAGGACAACTTGATAGTATTGATAATGAACTGAAGAAACAGAACCTGATGATTTCTGATGCGATGGCAACAACCATCAGCAATCTGAATAGTATTGAGACGACACATTCTGGACTGAACGATAAGTTTGATGCTATTCTTGGTGCATTTGAAGCACAGACAGCAGCAAAGAAAGCAGAAATAGATGAACGCCAGACTGCTGTTGACAAAGCAATGGCGGCGGGGCAGGAAGATGTAGCTAGCACCTTTGGCACCAAGAAAGATGATGGTCCTCCCAAAGGCGGAGGAGGTGGTGGCGGCGGTGGATTAAGCAACTACCTAAAGAGGTTTGCTAAATTCTTGTGGAAAAGGTTTGCACCTAAATGGTTGAGGTCACGTCTTCGTCTCTTGAGGATGAAGTTTGCGCCAAGCAATCTAAAACGTAGAGCAGGTAACTTTTTAAATAGACAGAAGGCTAGAGCAGGTAACTTCTTAAACAGTCAGAAGGATAGAGCTGGCAACTTTTTAAACAAGCAGAAGGAAAACCTTGGTGGTGTTGTAGCTAGAAATAAAGAGCGTGTTGGTGGATTCATATCCAGAAATAAGGAGAGAGCAGGCAATCTCCTTAACAAGGGGAAAACTAACCTAACAAAATTTGGTGATGATGCTATCAAAGGTGTCCAGAGGGCTGCTAGTGGCGTGATGAGATTCGGTCAGAGATTTGGTGATGATGCTATACGATATGGTAAAAGAGGACTTGCTTTTGTAAAAAATTCTCCTGTTGCTAAAAGAATAGCAATAGCAACGACAAAGTTTGGTGGAAGGATGGTTCCTGTTGCTGGATCTGCTGTCAGTGCTGCTGATGCTGTTGATAGAGCAAACAGGGGTGACGCTGTAGGAGCATGGCTTGCTGCTGCTGGTGGTACTGCTGGTGTAGTTACTGCAGTGACTGCTCCTGCTGCAGTTAGTGGTGTTGGTGCTGTTGTTCCAGCGGTTGCTGAAGCAGTATCTATTGCTGCTGATACTGGACTATTGATGTATGATATTTTCAATGCTATTGCTGGCAGAGAATTCACCGCTGAAGATCAGAAGATGGTGGATGGTGTTCAGCAGAAAGAAGTTGGTGGTCTTACTAAAGCGGGACCTGCTGTGCTTCATGGAACTGAAGCAATTATTCCTGATGATTATACTAGCAAACTATTGTCTCCGATTGGTGGTGCATTAGTTGCAGCATCCAAAAACTTTTTGGGAGAGGTGGGACCAATGGCACAGTCAGTTGCTCCTATGTTCACTCAAGTTGCTTCTAAATTGACAGAAGAATTTGATGTACCAAAATCATTAGCTCGTCCAAACATTGGAGGTTCGATGGAACCTATTGCTAATGCAATTAACAACGTAGGTGATACTAATGAAGAGGATGCAATGTTGGGTGGCATGGGTCTGAATGTTGCAGAGCAAGAGGATTTGAAGAGAGAACCTTCGACAACAGGTGGACCTCTTGGAATGATAAGTGGTCTCTGGAATAATATTAACAATCTCTTTGGTGGTAGAGGAAATTATGATGGTGATGGTTCTGCACTTCCAAGTGAGTTTTCTGATTTAGAATTTGGTAACACCGATGATTTGCGCTTCGGTTTGACTGGTTCTACTGCCATGCAAGTTGGTGGGTGGTCGCATGCACACTTCGAGAACCAAGATAAGAGTCAGTCTGGTCTGATTAAAGACACCGTACCTGTCGTTAAGAAGATGGTCTCTATGGGTATGAAACCAGAGACATCCGATGCAAGACCATTCACCAAAGACATGACTGACAAAGAGATAGCTGAATTGATTAGACATGGTGCTAACAGACACAACCACTCTGGTCCTAAACCATATGCAGTTGACATTAACATGCCAGGGTTTCCAAAAGTTCCTGTGCAGTTGGATGATGTAAGAAATACTCCTGGCAAAGGTGAAGGCATCAATGCGCTAATCAAGGGCACGAACACTGCTATCTTCCACTTAAGTTATAAAGGTAATGGATATAAAGATGGCGGAGATGTTGGACTAGAAGGACAAGAACAAATTGTTGTGGGTGAAGAGGGTCCTGAAAAAGTTATGAAGAACCTGGTGTATTCCTTCCAACCAGTGTCAGAAATGCTTGACGCATACAATGCTTCTGATACAAACAAGGATTTGATTGAGGCTACTAAAAGATTTGCTCCTGAAATTCTTGAGTATGATGAGGAGGGAGAAGGTATGTCTACCATCTTGATCATGCAGGCACCACCGAAGGAACCAGAGTTACATCATTCAGCGTCTGTGAGCACTACTGCTCCTCCCTCTCCACACAGGGGTCTTCGCTTCGGCAAGGCACTACAGAACATTGCTCTGTACTCATAAATATCAGGGGGGCAGTAACTAATGGCAGCATTTACAGAGGGATTCTCTAGCACAGTTGACTACGATAAAGGTCCAGGGCACATGGGTGCTGCGATCTCTAAAGTTCTTGCTGCCAGAAAATTTGCTAGACAAGAGAGAGAAGTAGCAGAAGAGAAGGCAAAGAAAGCAGGATATGATAGTCTAGAAGAGTTAGGTGTAGAGAAAGGATACTTTTTTAAGTCAGCACTGAAGAGTAAGTTCGGTGGGTCTTACATCACTGGTAAGAAGCAGGACATTAAGCAGGCAGTTGATCGTGTCAAACTGCTAAAGAATCCAAAGGCACAGTTCTGGAACTTTGTAGATAACAGAGACGCTGACGGCAAGGCAGTAAAAACAAAGAATGCCACACAGAGATTTCGTGAACAGTTTGATAACTATAATTTTGTTAGTGCCAAGAGACCACCAGAAGATGTAGAACCACAGGAAGAAAAGGTTCCCAACACTGGTGAAGAAACTGCAGAGGCAGCATCAGGTTCCAAGCAGAGAGTTAGTAGAGAGGATATTCTTTCTGCTGTAAACAAGATTGCTGCGTCACTAGAGAAGACGGCACAGTCTATCAACAACAATGTAAAAGAAACTAAAGACGTTGCTACTGGTGTACAAGCAATCAAGACTGATGTTGTTAATCAGTTAAGTCAAAGAACAGATAGCATTGAAGACAAGTTAAACAAAATTGCTGATGCTATCAATGAGCAAACTGCTCTGGCAAAATCAGAGACTGATAAGAAGCAAGGCGCTGCTGATATTAATCGTGCGGACGACAAACTAAAAGTATCAGACACTTTCTCGGCTGATGATCTCACAACAAAAGGGGATGAGTCTTTAGACGATCAGTTTGAGGGACTTGGTGAGGACATGAGTGTTGATACTCCTCAATACGGTGAGGATCCTGAAGAAGATGATGTTCCACGCGCAGAAACTGGTGGTATTATCTCTGGTCCTGACAGTGGTTACCTTGCAGAGTTGCATGGTGATGAGATGGTCATCCCACTTGACAATAACTACACTCAAGGTGAAGCAAGTGCGATGGATGGTAAGGTGAGACCTGTTCCTCAAGAAGCACCACCCCAACCTCAATCACCTGTTGTCAACAACAATTACAATATTTCTACTCCACAGTATGAACAAGGAACTGAAAAACCACAGTCATCTCTTGGAGGTAAGGTTGGATTTACACCGATGCAGTTACCTTCGCTAGGTGGTGGAGAGACTGATCGCCAGGTGCAACTACTACAGGATGCAATGAAGTTAGTCTTCATGGTTCCAGGTGGTGCAGCACTTGCAGCTACTACACAATTAGCAGGTTCTGTTGATAATGCAGAAGCATCTTCTCAAATTGCTCAAGTTGCTAGACCTCTTGCTCAAGCGTTCGGTCTCCCATCAACACTGGTAACAAAGGCGAAGGGTGGAAAGGTAACTAGTGAAGGACGTGGTGGCGGTGGTGCTGATGGTTCTAATGAAAAGAAAGGAGTCTTTGCTAGTCTTGGAAATGCTTTAAAGAACTTGTTTGGTGGTGGCAATAGATCTAGATCAGGATCACCTAACTCTGGTCCTGCTTCTAATGCACCTGCTACTGGGAACCCAATGGCATCAAATGAAGAGCAGCAGGAGTATGCTGGTGAGATCTATGAGATGGCGAAGGCTGCTGGTGCAAAGCACCCTGAAGTTGCTGCTGCTATCTCTGCAATGGAGACAGGGTGGGGTAAGAGTGAGCGTGGAAACAATCCATTCAATATGAGGAATACAGACGGAACTTTCATGCAGTTTGAAACGAGAGAGGATGCCGTCAAAGAGTTCGTCAGACTATGGGACAAGAACCATAGTGGTTACATGAACTTGGAAGCATTTGAAGATCCTAATGAAGCGTTCGCTGCTATTGTGAATGCATATGCACCAGCATCTGATGGTAATGATCCAGAAAATTACAAGCAATTTGTTGCTGACTTCATTGCGGGTCGGGTGTGGGAGAAGAAACCACCTAGACAACCAGATGATCCGCCAGTTGTACCAGATACTCCGTCCGATGATAAAATTACTGCTGATGATTTGAGACCTTCCTTGGGAAGAATTGATAAAATTGGAACTAATAAAGGAACGAGAGAACGTGTTAGAGTTCCTGGTATCGGAACTTTCGTGAGTGGTAGAGATGGTATTGGTAGAGCAGTAGATAAATATTTTGATCCAAATGGTAATCCGATTACTTTTGAGGAATTTACTAATAAAATAAGAGAAACTGTAGGACCAGGACCGAAACCAAAGGCAACATTATCTCCAACTCCACCAGAAAAGACATCATCATTACAACCAGTGAGTCGTGAGATTGCTTCCTTACAGGGACCGTCTGCTTCCGAGAGGGGACAGACAATCGCAATGATAAATAACCCAGCGAGTCCCAGAAAGACTGCGGCTACGGGTGCTCAACCTACTAGTGAGGGCACCATAGACGAGGGTCGTGACCATAGTTTACATTCATATTATAATCTCAACAGTGTGGTGGGTTAATGGCAGAACAAGAGTTACCATATGCATCTAGTCTTATACTAGAAGAAATTGAAATCGTTGATCTTGAAGGGGAATCAAAACCTATTGGTAACCTTGTTACTAGGTTTGATTACTTTGAAGACATCGATTTACCTACAATTCATGGCACCCTAGACATCGTAGACACTGGTGTGAACTTGATTTCTTCACTACCTATTCAGGGGTATGAAGATGTCAACATGAAGTTTAGATATGGCGCTGGCGGTGATGATGTTGTTGAGTATTCATTCAAGGTCTATAAAGTTTACAACAGGTTTAGTTCGGAGAGATTTCAGAGGTATTCTCTTGGACTCATCTCTAGAGAAGCACTGCTGAATGAAACAGAAAAGGTTCCTCTAACTCTGGCAGGAAAACCAGATGCATTAGTTAGAACTCTGTTAACTGAAGGTCTGTCTTCTACTAAAACATATCGAGGAGATCCTACTCTATTCAAAGTGAGGATGCTTCCAGGTAAAAAGACTCCCTTCTCTATCATCAATTCACTGCGAAGTAAAGCAGTCAATGAAGGTCTCTCTGTTGGTGGTTCATCTTCTTCTGTTGGTGGTTCATTACAAAAATCATCAGGCACTGCTGGATATTATTTCTATGAAAACCGTGAGGGATATAATTTCAGGTCGATTGATCTTCTGAATGATGTGGAGAAGAATCCTCCTGTCGATACATTTACTCTAGAACCTGCTCAATTGAACGAGCAAAATTCTACCAACAAAATTCTAGACGTTGACTTTCAAAATGAGATTGACATCCTTGCAAAGTTAAGAGCGGGTGCTTACTCTAATGTCATCTGCTTCTATAACTTTAGCACTGGTGCTTATGAAGAGTATGCATACAATCTAGCTGATAACTTTGATGACATGAAGCACTTGGGATCACAGTCTGGTCTTGCTAAAGGTCAATCAGAACTTGCAAAGAGTCCAAGTAGAGTCATGTCGGTGCTATTGGATCATGAGACATGGTTTGATGGTAAGGAGGTTGCCTCTCCAGAAGACAAGGATGGTGGCAAGAAAGACACTGCCGAGTTCCCTGACTGGCAGAAGAATTATATTGCACAGAACATTTCTAGACTAGAGTCACAGAACAATCAACAACTGAAGATTAAACTACCTGTTAGATTGGACCTAAAGATCGGTGATACCATTGAGGTTCTAGTTCCTAACTATGTCCCTACTAATGAGAAATCAAAGAAAGGTGAAGACATACACGACAAAGAACACAGTGGTGTATATCTCGTTGCAAAGTTGAACCACGCACTAGATACTAAAGGTGCTAAAGGTAACACCTATGTGACACTAGTCAGAGACTCTTACGGTATGCCTGACGAGACTTCCGAAGTTACAACCTAAATAAAAATAAACCTCATTGGTATGGATCCAGTATTATCATCACTGCTTGCTACTAATCAAATTGGTTCCGATGGTTTCAACTGGTGGATTGGACAGGTTGAGACAGGTAGAGAGTCGGATCCTAAAGGATCTAGTAGATATCGTGTGCGTATTGTTGGTGTCCACTTAAGAGAAGGACAAGCAACACCAACTGAAGAATTGCCATGGGCAAACGTAGTCATGCCTGTGACTACACCATTCAGTGATGGTGGTGTGACTGGTGCTACAGCAGAACTACGAGCAGGTAACTGGGTCATTGGTTTCTTCCTTGACAATGACAGGCAGAAACCTATCATCATGGGATCGGTTGGACACACTGCTGGTGCTACTGTCGTCAAGAATACTGACCCTGCTGGTGGTAGTGATGGTCCTAGAAACTTTACTACCCATACAGATGCTGATAGTACCCCACAGCAAAATCGCTCTCAAGATAGAGCAAATGGTACTGATCCTGACACAGGTGCTAACGTAGATGGTGGACAACCTGACGCTGCTCGTTCTAACCTAGAGAAGGGTGCTCCTGCTATCATTGCTGCGCTTCGTGCAAAGCATAGTGAGACTAACCCTACTGGTTCACAGAACTGTATCACTATTGCTAACCCAAAGTGTGGTAACGAGAGTAATCTTGACAAAGGAATCACCAATATCATTGGCGATCTGTTAGCAGCAAACCAAGCATCTGGTGGACAGATTGGTAGCTTCTATGTCAGTAAGATCAATGGATTCATCTATGATAAGGTATCGATTGCAAGACACCACATCAGTCGAATCAATAGACTCGTAAGTAGTTTTATGGGTCGTGTTCAGTCGGAAATTATTACGACTTTACGAGAGGGTGTTGAGAAACTTGTCTTGACAGTTCTTGGACTGAATATACCCGAGGAAGCAGAAAGAAAGATCCCTAAAGATCCAAAGCAAGACCACAGACCAGAGAGAAAGAAGGGTAACTTCCTCAAGACTGTAAAGAAAATCCTTGATCAGATTCTGAAGGCACTTGGTTGTGCTATTGAAGATCTGATTGAAAAGTTGGTAAGTTTCCTGACAGACTTGCTGTTCAATTTTATCATGGATGTTTTCTCTCCAGCAGCATGTGCAGTCATCAATTTAGTTGATGGTATTATCAATAAGATTCTAGAACTTATCGAGGGTCTGATAAGTAGTATCCTTGGACCGTTGCAAAGTATATTAGGAATACTAGCGGCACCGTTGGACATGATCGGCGGTGCTCTCAATAAGGTCATGTCATTCCTGGGTATCTCTTGTAGTGGACCCGATAGCAACTGTTCTAAAGAGACTGTCAAGTGTAATGACTGTGGTACTGATGAAGACAGTGACGACTGGTTGGATAACCTTCTCCAAGACCTAGAAGAGGGTGACACTGGAGAAAGATTCTCTTGTGAAGAGAGTCAAGACTATCCAGATCCTAAACCTACTAGAGTTATTTTTATCGGTGGAGTTCCTTCCAATCAACCAGATCCAAACGATCCAGACGATCCGAGAGAACCACCTGGCAATGAGGGTAGTGGACCTGATACACCACCAGGATTCTTCCCAGAAGATCCAGTTGCAGAAATTTTAGGATGTAGAGTTCCAGAAGCTGAAAACTATAATCCTGAAGCAACTGTTGATGATGGTTCTTGTAGGTTTGCTTACGAAGATTACGTACCAATCGATCCAGATGAATTCCCAGATGATCCTGATGATGATGGTGATGGTGATCCCCCACTTCCTATTGACTACGATGGCACGAAACGTTATAGTGTCGTAGGAAAACCACAGTTAGTGGGTGGTGGTGATGAGATTCTATTCACTATCAACACAACTAATGTTGCTGATGGATCTACCTTAAGTTATGCTTTAGTTGGTGACATCGTTGAGGAATACATTGATGATTCGTCAAGAAGTATCGATGATGTTGATCTACTAAAGGGAACCTTTAAAGTCACTCAATATGATACTTTTGAGGATCAATTTGTAGATGAGAACGATGAACTACAGGACATCGCTGTTCCTCTGTGTAGAGCAGAAGTCAAGGTGAAGTTGATGCCAGACATCGAGATGGAAGTGGATCAGGACTTTATATTCCAACTCAATGATGAGGAGGGTAATGATACTGGTGCTGTCGCACCTATCACGATCCTTGCAGACTTCAATGTTATTCTGCCTGATCCTTTCGATGATCCTCCATATGATCCGACAACTGATGTAAGTATCAGTGTTAGAACGGACAAGCAGATCTACAAAGAGGGAGAAGATATTGTATTCACTATTGAGAGTGAGGGTTACACCGAAGGAAGACAATTCCAATACATCATCTATGGTGATGTGTCTGCCGAAGATTTTATTGGCGACACACTACAAGGTACATTCAAACTGAAGGAAGACACAGCTAAAGTTACCATCGGTATTAAAGATGATGGTATCATTGAAGATGATGAAGTGTTCTACTTCAAGATCGTTGACACTGCTGCTTCATGTAGTGCTACTATCGAACGTGCTGAAAGATTTATTCGTGATGATGATGGTGATGATGATCCTACTGGCGAGAAAGATCCAGGTGATCACAAGAAACCAGAGTCTGATGATCCTATCACTGGTGATGATGGATCAATCATTAGTGTTCCAATCAAGGAGACTGGTGATGCATATGCAGAGGCACCCCGAGTAATCTTCTCTGGAGAGGGTTTTGGTG